GAAAAATGTTCCCACCGAACTTGGTGATGAGATTATGCGTCTTGGCGAAACTGCCAAGGGTATCGAACTCCTTGAGCATTTTATGGGTGCGTTGTCTGACACATCTGTTAGCGGCGAAGTTACCGCTCCGACAGTATTGGACAAGGATGAGTTGGAGTCTATGATGAAAGACCCGCGCTACTGGGATAACACTCGGCGCGATGCAGCTTTTGTTAAACAAGTTGACGAAGGCTTCGCTAAACTTTACAAATAAGTAATACACGAGACCCCCTCCTGAACACCGTCCCTCTTTCGATTGGGGCGGTGTTTTTTTATATTGCTAAAATACATTGTTTCGGGCATTATTCTCTTGTTAGAGGCCCGATGATACGCGGATAGCCCGGAGACGGATAACTAGATGATGCAACGCACGGACAACCATTCCTGACATTGTAACTGAAACTTCACAACTGGAGAATGAAAATGGCTAATACTATTGATCAAGCCTTCATCACGCAGTTTGAATCTGATGTTCATTTGGCGTATCAGCGTATGGGGTCTAAACTCCGTAACACTGTCCGTCAGGTTAATGGCGTAACGGGTTCTACTGTTAAATTTCAAAAAATTGGTAAAGGTGCTGCTAATACCAAGTCTCGTAACGGCGACGTTACTGGCATGGAAGTCGCACACACCAACGTATCAGCAACGCTGACCGATCACTATGCACCTGAGTATATCGACAAGCTGGACGAACTGAAAACCAACATTGACGAACGTCAAGCTGTTGCTCAGTCGGCTGCTTATGCTCTGGGTCGTAAGACTGACGAGCTGATTGTTGCTGCTCTCGACGCTGGCGCAAACAGCACTCAGATTGCTGACACTGGTGGCGCGCTGGTTAAAGGCGACTTGCTGACCCTGTTTGAAACAATGGGTTCTGCTGACATTCCGGAAGATGGCAACCGTTATCTTGCAATGTCTCCTGCTGGTTACGCTGACCTGTTCAGCATCAACGAGTTCGCATCTAGCGATTTTGTTGGCGACCAAAACCTCCCGTTTGCTGGCGGCATGACAATGAAAGAGTTCTTGGGCTTCAAGATCTTCTCAACGTCTGCTGTTGCTGGCGGTAAGAACTTTGCCTACCACAGCTCTGCTATTGGTCTGGGTGTTGGTTCTGATGTTCAAACCGAAGTGAACTATGTGCCGCAGAAAGTGGCTCACTTGGTCACTGCTCACATGAGCATGGGTGCTGTCGGTATCGACGACAATGGCATCTACGAGGTTCTGGACAACAACTAAGTCTGGTAGGGGAGCGGTAGGAGACTGCTGCTCCCCCCTTTCTTGACGAGGTAAGTATGACATCCACAGTAGCTAACAGTGCTATCGACATTTGTTCACGGGCTTTGATCCTTATTGGGGCAGAGCCTATTACTTCGTTTGAAGACAATACAACAGAGGCACTGGTCGCTGTTAATATGTATGAAGACGTAGCGCAAGCTAGTCTCTGCAATACACGCTGGCGTTTTGCTACTGAGCAAGCGCAGCTTAGTCGTTTATCAGATGAGCCAACTGGACGCTTTGATGCGGCCTATCAGCTTCCATCTAACCTTTTGATGCTTAATGCCGTTACTGTAAATGATAACAATACGAACCATACAATCTACGGCGACAAGGTATTTACCAATACCTCAGACCAAGATGAGGTTATTGCTGATTACATCTATCGTGCAGATGAGTCTGATTGGCCTTCCTACTTTACACTTGCTGTCGAGTATTCCCTTGCTGCCATCTTTGCAAGTTCTATTGCTCGGAACGAGGGTCTGACACAGATTATGGAAATCAAGGCAAACAACCTTATGGCGAAAGCCCGTAACCTTGATAGCCAGCAGAACACGACACGCAAACTTACGACTTCGAGGTTTATCACTGAAAGGCTGTCATAATGGCGAAGATTAAGATTCCGCTTCACAGCTTTCAGTTTGGCGAACTTAGCCCATCTTTTACATCTCGTGTGGACGCTGCTGTGTATCAGGCTGGCGCGCAAAAGGTGCGTAACTTTATTATCATTAATGAGGGTGGTGTAAAGAAACGCGCTGGTGGTGAGTTTATTTATAAGTTTAGCGATACTGTAACTCCTGCAAATGAGTTAGAGATTCGCATTGAGCCGTTTATCTTTTCGGATGACGAGCGGTATATCTTTTGTTTCAAAAACAACGCCCTCGATATTTTCTTTATCAACCCGACTACTGGTGAGGTTGACACCACACCTGTCAGCTTGTCTGGCTCTAGCAGTTGCCCGTGGACAACGGCAAAGCTAAAAGAAATTACAATGGCCTCCTCTGGCGATGTAACAATTATTTGCCATGAAACATTCCCCCCTCGCATCATCCGCCGGACTGGGTTGAAGACCTTTGTCTCTGAGGTGTTTGAGTTTGAGGATAATGGTAATGATGATTCTCCAACACACCCCTACTACAAATTCCAAAAGGGTGGTGTTACACTAGACCCTGCGGCTACATCCGGCACTGGCGTTACTGTCGTTGCAAGCAGCAACTATTTTGTATCAGGTCATGTAGGATCGTATTTGTTAATTGGTAATACGCCTTGTGAAATTAAAACCTATGTTAGCGCAACTGAAGTTACTGTCGATATTACTGGCACAATACTTCGTCGCCTTGCGCCAGATTCTGTTGAAGTGTTTGCTGGCACTAGTGCTGTTCAAGTTACTATGCCTCTTCATGGCATGGCTGTTGGTGACAGCTTTGTTATTGACCGCGTGGGGGCTTTGGGAGGTCTTAACGCCTCTCACATGGAGGGAACAAAGACCGTAAGCAAGGTTATTGACCTTAATACGTTTGAATATACTGCTGGGTCTAATGCCTCCTCTTCTGCTATTGGTGGCGGTTCTGTTGAAATCTCAAGCGATGCTGCTACCCCGGAGTGGTATGAGCAATCTTACTCTGCTGTTCGCGGCTACCCTGCTGCCGTAACATTCCACGAAGGTCGTTTGTGGTTTGCTGGCACAACAGCACAGCCCGGTCATGTTTGGGCTTCCAAGTCTGCCAACTTCTTCAACTTCGACATAGGCACGGGAGCGGACAGTGATGCCATTGATCTTAACTCTAACTTTGGTGAGTTCTCTCATATCCGTCATCTTGTGGTTAATCGTGACTTACAGATATTCTCTGCTTCTGCTGAGTCATTCATTCCTGCTTTCACTGATAGACCTGTTACCCCTGCAAACGCCATAATCAAGCGTCAGACACCTTACGGCTCGTCTTATATGCGACCACAGCCCTTTGATGGTGCAACCCTCTATACGCAAGCCTCTGGCAAGATGCTGGGGTCTTATGTGTATAGTGAGGTAGAACAAGCCTACAACACAGAGAATGTGTCTGTGACTGCTACCCATCTGATGCGTTCTCCCATCCAGTCTGCAAGTATTAAGGGCGGCTTTGACCGGGCTGAGTCATACTGCTTCTTGATTAACAATGATGGCACTATGTCTGTCTTCTACTCCTCTCGCGGCGATCAACGCGCTGGGTGGATGCTGTGGGATACATCAGGCAAGTTCCACAGTGTTTGCGCTGTTGACCGCAATGTGTATTGCATTGCTGTTCGCGATCAGGGCGATGACACTAATCGTTACTACCTTGAGAAGTTTAACGAAGAGATGCCGATGGATTACTGTGATGAGTTCACTGGCACTGCTGGTGTATTTGATGTTAGCAGCCAGTTCTCTGATGGTGCTGTGGTTCGCGTGGTTAGCGGCACAGATTACATTGGCGAGTTTACTGTGGCCTCTGGGGAGGTTGATGTATCTAGCGTTAAAGAAATTACGACAGCTTACATCGGCTATCAATTTACCCCCATCCTACAGACAATGCCTATTGATGCGTTGATGGGTGGCGGCCCGATGACTGCTGCGCCGCGCAAGATTGATATGGTTACTCTTGATTTGCAGGACACTTTGTCTGCATCGGTCAATAGTAAGGATATGATTATCAGGAATGTAAACGATGATTTCTCTTTGGATAGGTCTAAGTTTACTGGTAGAAAAGAGTTTAGGTTAATTGGTATTTCAAAAGACCCGTCTGTTACAGTTAGTCAGTCTGTTCCTTTTGATTTACAACTAAACGGTATGGTTATTGAGGTGACTTTCTAATGTGGCAAGCGGCACTAGCAGTAGGCTCTGGAATCATGGGCAGTCGTGGCAAGCGCAAAGCTGCGCGCGCTGCAAGGCGTGAGGCAGAACGTCAGGCTGCTGAAATCAGGAGACAAAGGTTTGCGGTATCAGAACTCGCCACTCAACAACACGAGCAGCGTTCTGAGGCTTTCAGGGAATTGGCTGATTACAATCAAGCTATGGCTGCATATTCTGGACGAACTGACCGCAGCATTGCTGCGCTGCGGAGGGAAGAAGAACGCAGATATGGTCGAGATGTTGATCGTCTTCGCGCGCAAGAAAAACGCGAAAAAGAAAGTCTTGAAAAACAGGCACAGGCGACCCTCGCTCGCGGTAAAGTTACGTCTGATGTTTATCGTCAAGAAGCGCGTCAAAGTTTATTTGACACCGCATTTAAGCTAGCGAGTTTATCATAATGGCTATTAAAAGATCTCCAGCAGGACAATCATTTCTTAACAAGCCGATTGGTGTTGTTAATGTAACTACCGGCGCAGATAAAGCTTATGCAGCCAGAGCCGAAACAGCCCGACGAGTGGGTGACATTGCCTTTGACTTTGCTAAAAAAGTTCAAGTTTCTAAAGGGCGAGAATGGGCAAGTGAGGTTTTGGTTGAGGATGAAAATGGTCTGCGTGGCTATCAAAAAGTTCCACAACACTTGGGGTCTTATGGTCGTGAAGAGGCAAGCCGTATTTATCAAAAAAGATATATGGATGCTTTTCAGAATGATACTCGCGCATTTGCAAAACAGTTGCGCTTAGAAGAAAAAGATCCTGTTAGATATGAGGAACTTTTTAATGATTATGTAAAGCAAAGCCTAACCGATATTGCCTCTCAAGGCGGTGGTGATATAGCTGCGCTTGTTGCTCCTGACCTTTATAATGTCGGCAAGCTTCATGTAAACGATATTCAAACAAAAAACCTTGCAATAAAAGAAGAGCAATCAAAAGCTAGCTTTATATCTATTGTAGATATGCGTATGGGTGATTTGGCTGGGCTAGAAGGGGCAGATCGTAAGTTTGCGTATGATGCTTTGGTTGAGGATATTAACGATTCTGCTATTCGTGACTATGGATTTAGCGCAACTCAAGTTGCTGCAATGCTTGACAATGCAAAGGATGAAAATGCTTTAAGTATTTTTAATGAAGAGGCACAAAATTTATCTGCCGGGTCTTTGATAGCACTTCAAGATAGACAGCAATGGGATGCGTTAAAAGAATCTGGTCAGTTTAAGGAAACAATTAACTTTATTGAAAGGTTTGATGCTACTCGACTTAGTGAGTTTAACACTCGGATAAGTGGAATTGCCCAAGATCGCAAGTCGCTTCAATCACAATCTCGCTCTGTTGAGTCTTTACTGTTTGGCTTAGAATCCGGCGGTGTAGTTAATAATGCTGAGTCGCGCAACGGTATGGATTCATTATTGCAGTATTCCACGCCCTTTGAGGCTCTTGCCCCAAGTCAGCAGCAGTTAGACATTGAAAATAATGCGGGAGTTCCCTCGGCTTCTTACTATACGTTAGCTTTGTCTGCAAAGAATGGCTTAAGTAATCCAGCAGATATTGTTGAATTTTCCAAAAGATTGGCTCAAACGGATGCGGCGCAATCAGCAAAAGGTCGTGGGTTGCGCGAATATTTTGGTGGTGATCTTGGTAAAGATATGGAATCCCTTTTATCCCTTACAAAAGCAATGGGAAGAATGGGTGATGAAGAGCTTATTCGCGCCTATCAACAACGCTTTGAACGTAACTCTATAGAAAATCTTGAGATTGCTAGGCGAAACTCTGGATTTGAAGGAAGGGATGACGCAAGCTTAAGAGACATTGCTCAAGCTTATGTTGAAGATAAACTTGCTGACTTGCCTTATGCTGCTAGAGAGGAAGCAGTTACTCAAGTCGGATATATGCTTACCTTTGAAACGCCTGGCAATATTGAGTCTGCTGTAGAGGATTTTGCTGCTCGCGCCTATAGGCCTTCTGAGTTTTATGAAGCTTACAGCGAAAATAATTCTTATTCAAAATACATTAACCCGCCAGAAACTTATTTTAATGGTGAGGAACTAGATGTATTTCGAGCCGCCTTTTCTAACATTGGTAAACAAACAGATGCAAACCGATTTTTAGAGCCGATTCAAAGCAGTTCTATTGGTGCTAGTTGGATGGTTTATGAACTAGACAATCGTGGCGCAAAAAGTTTTGTTTTAGATAGCAATGGTCGCCCGGCAGTTTTTTATTCAAAAAACTTTAAGAAGTCTTATGAAGCTCAAAAAAAATTGCGGGCTACCGAACTGCAATTTATGCGAAATACTGCATTAAGTAAAATAAACGATTCTTCTTTATCATCTCCAATGCGGATAGTTGATTAAATGATTAAAACCCAACCAATCGAATACGGGCAACGTCTTTTTGTAAAAGGTAGTGGTGACGCGCCAAGTTTTGCTAAGACTTGGAGGGCAACGCTAGAGCGTGATGTTGCTCCGATTACAATGGCAACAGTTGAGCGTTTGCGTTTTGGTGATGATACTCCTCTTGATGAGTCATTTGATTTTGCTGACGCTGTATTGCAAGACCCGTTTTTGGATGCAAATGCTCGCCATCTTGCTCACGCAAAAAACAAAGAACACTTTGACTTTCTTGCCAATAGCTTGCGAGAAAACCAAGCAAGACGCGATGCGCTTGAAAAATCGGGTATAGTTAGCAATATCGCTGCGGAGTTCCTTAATCCTATAAATGTTCTTTTTGCCTTTCCCGCAGTCGGCGCATCTGTTCGCGCTGCTACTGGATATGGGCGTATCGCACAAGCTGGTGTGGTTGGCGCAAAGCAAGGTCTTTATGCTGGGCTTGCTACTGAGGCTATTCGTTATCCGTTTGACCAATTAGAGACAAAGGAAGAGGCTTTTGCAAATATTGTTGGAAGTGCTGCTTTTGGGGGTGTGCTGGGTGCTGCTGTTCCGGCTGTAGCTAAAGTTGCGCTTGGGCGTATTCCCGCATTGCGTAGTAAGCTTGGCCCGGAGTTTGATCGAGTTGAAAAACAACTGGAGCAATTTGAGCAGAAGGGTGTTGACTTAGGCGAGATTGAAATCGAAGAAGTTACCGAGGGCGTTGGCCTTTCTGTTAGCCGTAGAGAGTTTGAGCCAGAAAAGGTTGACACTGAAACAGGTGAAGTTATTCCTGCTGTAGAGGAAAGTGTTGTTGTCAAAATAAACCAAGAGCGGATAAATAAAGAGTTTGAGTTAGAAGCATACACATCTCCCGAAACAAGTGGCGGTTCTGGTTTGCCTAGCCGTGCGTTTGAAAGTGCAGAACAATATAAAAACTTTCTTTTTAACAAAGCTAAAGTTATTGCTGAAAGAGAGCCTATTGAGGATACCCTTACCAGTTATGGAATTGAACTGGATCAAAAAAATATAACAGGCAAAAAGGCTGCTCAACTTTATGAAAGAAAGCGCATTGAGTTGGAGGACGAAATCAATGCCTTTGCTATTTCTGATACTGCTCAAGGTTTTGGAACAAAAGAAAATGCCTTTACCAAATACCATATGTTTGGCAGTCCTGCGTTTAACGTCCTGCGTGATCCTGATATGCCAGAGGGGATTAAAAGACTGATAGCAACTATGACTGGTAATAATCAGATTGCTTTGAAACGCAATACGGCTGGCTTTGGCACAAATGGTGTCGATCAACAGATGGGGCAGTTTAATGCTAAGTTCCGTGCATTTTCAGAGGATGTCGAAGACCTGTGGGTTGAGGCAACAAAGGGACGCAAAGCCCTTAGAATTAAACCAATTAACTTTTCTGCCGAAGATGCGCCATTTGTAAAGAATGATAAGCTTGAGTGGTTTGCTAACGAGCTAGATATTTACCTTGAGGTTCGAGCCGGGGCAAATATTGTGCTGACTGAAACTCAACAAAAGTTGCATCGCAAAATTCAAACTTATTTCAAAGATTTTCTTTTGATGTCTCAAGACGAAGGTATGCTTCTTGGCAAGCGTAACTATGAAATTGAGGTAGGGCGGTTAAAGAAAAGAGAGCAAGAACTCAACCAAGATATGAAGCGTATCTTGAGTGAGCAAGAGCGTGTAAAGGAAATTACACCGGAAGGTGAAGCGCGTGTTAAAGAACAGCTTGAAGAATTAGAGTTAGAAATTCAATCTATTATTGATGACATAACTGAATTAGAAAGCTGGGCTAAGTCTGCCCGTGCAGTAGAAGAATATAATATCCCTCGCTTTTATGACATTGTTCGGCTAACAAATGGTGAACGTGCTGTTAGGGCGGGAAGAGATACTGCTGACTCGCGTTATTACGAAGAGTTTATTGATGTATTGGTAGAGGAATTTGAAAACAATCCGATTCAATACAGCCGAGATAGTAATGGTAAATTGAAACGCCATGATGCTAATCCACGGGAAGATGCCGAGGCGGTTATTGCAAACATTATTGAGCAGGGACACGAGCCTGTATTTTTTGGCGGCTCACCAAGAACAAAGCATTTGAAGGCGCGTTCTTTGAATATGCCTGACAACAAGATTAAAAAGTTTTTGGTTAAAGACCTTTCTGTTTTTGGCAAGTATGCGGAGTCACAAGGATTTAACATTGCTTGGGCAAGAAACTTCGGCAAGAAAACTTTGGATGATGTTCTCGGTGATATTGAGAAAATTGGTAAGCGCGAAGGTTTAAGTCCCAAGAAGATTGCCAAAGCCAAACAGGCTCTTTATGGCGACTATCTTCGTGTAACTGGTGGTGGCGCCGGCTCACCTCATCGTTGGGATAATCAGGTTGCCCGTGTGCTTTCTAGCGTGTCTGCATATACGCGCCTTCCTGCATCAGGAATTACTGCCTTTGGTGACTTGGCAAACACTGTAGCTGCCCGACCATTTAAGGGAATGGTTTCCGATTTGGTGACGGATTTTAAGGATTTGCAAAAAGTAATTGCAGATGTAGATGAGTTTGCAGAAGTGCTTTCTATGAATCCCAATCTTATTCGTGAGCAGTTAATGGCTGATGCAAAGACTGGTGTGCAGCCAAGCCTTGCTGATAGAATTACGCATTACCCAGACAAGATTTGGTTTCAAACTCCAATTATCGGTAACGATCTATTGCCAATTACTTCTGCAACTCGTCACCTTGCGGCTGCTTATAACACCTCTGATATTACAAAGTTGATTGTAAAAATAGGGGAAGGCAAAAAGGTTAGTGTCAAAGAAAAGCAACAGCTTGGAACATTGGGATTAAATCCTAAAGTTGCAGATAACATTTACAAGCAGCTTAGTAGGAGGCTACCGAGCGGTGAAACCGTATTGCAAAAAAGTGATAGTGGGCGTGTATTTTTTGCAAATAGCAGACAGTGGGATATTAGCACCAAATCTGGGCGTGATGCGTTAGCTGCGTTTTCTGAGGCGATTGATATTGCCACAGATGCTCAAGTAATTATGGCTAAAAACTTTGATAAACCTCGGATTATTGATGGCCTTGCCTTTATTCCTTATCACCCAATTATGAAAGTGTTCGGAATGAAGCCCGACCCCAAAGCCTCTTTGGATGGTATTCAATATGCAAAAGTTCAAACTGGTTTGTTTAAGTTTCCAGTGCAATTTATGAACTATACATTTGGCGCAACCAACTCTGTTGTTGGTCGGGCATTTGATCCGGTGCATGAACGCACAATGCAACACATGGCTGCTTCTTTTGCTACAGGCTTGGCTTTGCTTTATATACAAAAACCAGACTGGTGGTTTGAAAACAAAAGCACAATGGATATAGCTGTTCGCGCTGTTGACCGGGCTGGCATGACCGGCATTTATGGTGATTTGTTGTTTGAAGGTATTCATACGGCTACGGCTGCTGGTGTAGATCCTGATAGCCTACCTATTCGCGGTAAATATCGCCCTACAACAGGAGAGCGATTTGATCCATTGTTCAGCCCTGCACCTACACAGGTGCGTGATTTAGCAAAGGCTGCGCGTGATTATATGAACAATGACAGCACAGCACATGCTAGAGCTTTGAACAGAAATCTTCCTTACCTTCATATTTTGGGTTTGGATGTGAACTTCAAATTGATCCATGACATGACACATGAGTAATGATAGGATGCACCCATGACAATTTTAATTAGCGATAACAGCCCTCGTATCTCTTACACTGCTACGGCAGGGCAGACTGCATTTACAGTCCCATTTGAGTTCTTTGATAACACAGACTTGAATGTGTATATCAATGACACTCTTCAAACGTTGACAACGCATTACAGTGTAACTGGCGGCGGTGGCTCGACTGGCAGCATTACACTGGTAACTGGTGCTACTGTTGGGGATGTAGTTATTATCACACGAGATGTTACGCTCGAACGCACGACTGACTTCCCTACCTCCGGGCCATTCCAAGTCGCATCCTTGAATGTTGAGCTAGATAAGATGGTTGCGATGGTCGCGGATATGAAAGACTTGGCTGATCGCGGTCTTCGTCTGGAAGATTTTGACCCAACTGTAAGTCTTACAATTCCTTCCAAAGACAATCGTAAGGGAACAGTGCTTGCGTTTAATGAAACAACTGGTGCTGTTGAAGTCGGCCCAACTATTGCTGATACAAACACTATTGCTCAAATCAAAGCTGATATTGCTACTCTTGCTGACATCCAAGATGGCACTGTTGCGACCAATGCAATTACCAATCTTTCTGCCGTTTCTTCTGATGTTACAACCGCAGCATCAAATATTACTGAAATTCAAAACGCCCCTGCTAACGCTGCAACAGCCACGACCAAAGCAAGTGAAGCATCTGCATCTGCTGCTGCTGCCGCAACCAGCGAAACTAACGCTGGCACATCTGAAACAAATGCAGCCTCTTCTGCTACTGCTGCTGCTGCATCCGCTACCTCTGCGTCTAATGCACAGACCGCAGCCGAGAGTGCAAGGGATAGTGCGTTAGCTGCATACGATAACTTTGATGACCGCTACCTCGGTGTAAAAAGTTCTGACCCTACTGTTGATAATGATGGTGATGCACTGGTAGCCGGGGCGTTGTATTTCAATAGCACTTCTGGTGATATGAAAGTTTACAACGGCACATCTTGGGTAGATGCCTATGCTGATGGCGCGACATTGGTGTCGAAGTCTGGCGATACAATGACGGGCGATCTGTATTTTTTACAATCAAACAAAATTAAAATGGGTGCTACAGATCTTAATGGCAATACTCATACAATTGGCAATGATTCCAATGACAATATTGAAATAACTACAAGTTTTCAAAAAAGTATTTTGTTAAAGCCCGATTCAGGTGTTTTTCTTTTTGATGGTGGCTCATTATCAATGTCGACTACCGCAATAGGCATTAACGTGAATGGCACGATTCAGGGTAATGGGTTATCCCTTACGAGCGGTGGACAATTTGGTGGTAATGTTAGGGTTGGCGGGGCTATTGAGTTTAGTGGTCTTGCGCCTACAATGGACTATGACTTTGACGATAGTGGCTATGTAGGATCAGATGACGCGCTTGATTACGCCCAGATGGGGACAGGCAAGGCTACAGGTGTAGATATTTCTTCTGTTGATACTATTACCCCTTCTTGGTCAGCCTTGTCTGGCAGCACCTATTCGGACAACAAGTTTCGTATTATGTCTGCTCGCGGCAACGCAACCGATGCACTGAGGATAACAAGCTCATTAACTGCCGAGGGTCACGGCGACACAACAATTATAGGCAATATTAACGCAGATGGTGTTAATACACGTATTATAACTGGTCTTAGTATTAGTGGTGGTGATGTAGAGCTTCTCAGTAACGACTCAAGGCGCGTGAATATAGCCGCTAACGGCGACATCTCCTTCTTTGAAGACACAGGCACGACCGCAAAACTCGAATGGCTAGCTAGTGATGAAGACTTAAAGTTTGCTGATAATAGCAAAGCCATCTTCGGTGCTGGCTCTGACCTAGAGATTTATCATAACGGAACAAACTCTATTGTTGCTGACGTAGGGCAAGGCACATTATCATTGCAAAGCAATGGTGCTGGAATAACACTGTGGGATAGTGCAAATTCTCAAGAGATGGCTCAGTTTTACACAGGGGCTGTCTCCAAAGGTGTTACGCTGTCAAGAAATGGCGTTGAGAAACTCGCCACCACCGCCTCAGGCATTGATGTCACTGGCACGGTCACGGCTGAAGGCTTAACAATAAGTGACGATTACCCGCAAATCGTATTTACTGATACAAACCACAACCCAGATTGGACGCTTATAGGCGCAAACGGACGCATTGGCTTTTATGACGCGACTAATTCCGTTGAGGTAGCGACAATAAATTCCACAGGCATTGATGTCACTGGCACGGTCACGGCTGATGGGCTGAGTGTCTCTGCTGCTTCTGGTTCAAATATTAGATATGACGTAGCTTCATCTAATCCTCATACAAATCCTATATTACATTTAGAAAATCAAAACACAACAGATGGGAATGTAGCTGCTTTAATGTTATCTGCTGATAATGCAAATGGTGTTGGAGGTTCTGCGTATATTTATACTCAATCTGAAACAGCTAATCAAAAAGGTAATTTACTTTTTGCCAGAGAAGATGGTGCTAATAATCCAACTACTTCTATGAAGTTATCATCCAACGGCGACATCTCCTTCTACAATTCGGCTGGCACTAGTCAATCTCTCTTCTGGGATGCGGGTGAGGAGCGGTTGGGGCTGGGGACGACTTCGCCTAGTACAAATCTTCATATATCTGACCCTAACCCAGCAATTAGACTGGAAGAAAACGACGAAACTTCCCATTTTGGCATAATTCAGTTTAACAGCGACGCGCTTCGTATAAGGGCTAGGGCTAACACAGCCAGAGGTGGTATTAGGTTTGAAGGCCAAAACGATATAAACACAGTAGAATATGCAAGGTTTAATAATCAAGGTTATTTGGGCATCGGCACGAGTTCGCCAGTTAGAGCTTTGCATGTAAATGGCGGCACATTAGATGCAGTGGCTCTATTTGAAAGCTCTGATTCCAAAAGTGGTATAATTTTTAAGGACAGCACCACAACGGCTGCTAACGGTGTAGGTATTTTCGCGCAAGGTGATAATGCCACCATATATACTGACGACACAGAACGCATGCGCATCGACAGCAGCGGCGAAATTTATATTGATGGAACTGGAAGAGCATCCTCTAACAATGGTGCTTATACTGCTTTAAGGAACGGCGATTCTGATAACATTGAAACTTATA